CTTGCAAGAGAACAGCGTAAGTGGGAAAGAGAACAAGCTCGGCGACAGCAGGAAACTGCACCGCCCGCGCCAGCTCCTTCGTTAGAGCAATTTGAGTCGGTTGATCAGTACGCGGAAGCGTTAGCTGTCCAAAAGGCAAAAGAATTGCTTGCTAAGCAAGAGGCTGAGCGCGCGCGCATGGAAACGCTTGAGGCTTACCACGACCGTGAAGAAGAGGCTCGGAGCAAGTACGAAGACTTTGAACAAGTCGCGTATAACCCGAACCTACCGATCACGACCGTGATGGCTGAGACAATCCAAGCGTCGGATGTTGGGCCAGACTTAGCGTATTACCTTGGCACCAACCCGAAAGAAGCTGATCGTATTTCTCGTCTGTCGCCGTATATGCAAGCCAAAGAGATTGGCAAGATTGAAGCTAAGTTAAGCGACAATCCGCCGGTCAAGAAAACGACAAGCGCCCCACCGCCGATCGCGCCCATTAGTGGCCGTGGCACTGGAGCACCGGCTTACGATACGACCGACCCGCGTTCTATCAAGAACATGTCGACGTCAGAATGGATCGAAGCGGAGCGTCAGCGTCAGATCAAAAAGTGGGAGGCTCAACGTAACCGCTAATTTTTTTAAGGACTATCATGGCAAACTCGATTCTTACTATCGACATGATCACCCGCAAGGCGCTCGAAATCCTCGAGAACAACTTGGTGATCACTCGTAACGTCAATCGTCAATACGACGATTCTTTCGCCGTTGAAGGCGCTAAAATCGGTTCGACTCTGCGTATTCGTTTACCAGATCGCGCTTTGGTAACTGACGGTGCCGCCCTGCAAGTTCAGGATGACAACGAACAGTTCACCACCCTGACTGTTGCTTCGCAGAAGCACATTGGTGTTAACTTCACCTCCGCCGAACTCACCATGCAGTTGGATGACTTCGCAGAGCGTGTTCTGAAGCCTCGTATTTCGCAGTTGGCATCCAGCATCGACGCTGACGTTGCTAACTCGTACAAGGGTGTGTTCAACTCGGTTGGTACCCCTGGCACCACCCCATCGACTTCGCTCGTTCTGCTGCAAGCTCAGCAGAAGCTGAACGAAAACGCTGCTGTGATGGCACCACGCTACGCAACCGTTAACCCAGCTGCTAACGCTGGTCTGGTCGAAGGCATGAAAGGTCTGTTTAACCCGACCGACACCATCAGCCGCCAGTTCAAGAACGGCATGATGGGTATGGGCGTGTTGGGCTTCGATGAAGTCAACATGTCTCAGTCGATCAAGCAGCACACCAACGGCGATTGGGGTACTACCATCACCGTGACCTCGACCGTTACCACCGAAGGTCAGTCGACTCTGCCAATTAGCTTCACTGGCTCGTCGAAGACTTGGAACGTGGGCGACGTGTTTACTATCGCTGGCGTGTTTGCAGTTAACCCACAAACTCGTGAGTCCACCGGCTCGCTGCAGCAGTTTACCGTGACTGCCGCTGCAACTGGTAGCTCCACTGCAACTCTGTCGATCAGCCCTGCGCTGTACTCGGCAAGCCAAGCTCTTGCGACCGTTTCGTCGCTGCCTGCTTCGGGCGCTGCAGTAACTATGCTGGGTAACGCAACTGGTCAGTACGCTCAGAACTTGGTCTACCACAAGGATGCGATCACTTTCGCAACCGCCGACCTGCTGATGCCACAAGGCGTGGACATGGCTTCTCGCCAAGTTCACAACGGTATCTCGATGCGTATTGTTCGTCAGTACGACATCAACAACGACCGTTTGCCTTGCCGTATCGACGTTCTGTACGGCTACAGCACAATCCGTCCGCAAATGGCTTGCCGCCTCTGGGGCTAAGCACTGGTGGGGGCTTCGGCCCCCATTGACGACTCTATTTGAAAGGAAATTATCATGGCACTCCCTAATGGCGCTGGTGGCTACCAAGTTGGCGACGGTAATGTCGGCGAAGCTCAACTGTTTGTTCAGGGCGCACCAACTGCACTGACCGCAGCAGCAACTGCTACTGCAGCTCAGCTCGCAAATGGTCTGTTTACCTTTAACGGCACTGCTGGCAACCTAACTCTGCCAACCGTTGCTGATCTAGAGGCAAGCGTTTCTAGCGCAGCTAAAGTCAACGCAGCATTTGACTTTTATGTCATCAATATCGATGCAGGTACTGACGACGTGACAGTTGCTACTGCTACTGGCTGGACTCTGGTGGGCGCTATGGCAGTGACTGAAGGTACTTCAGGCCACTTCCGTGCTCGCAAGACCGGTGACGGTTCTTGGACGCTGTACCGCATCTCTTAATGCCGAGGGGGCTTCGGCCCCCTATTCTTTAAAGGAACCACCATGTCATCCAATACCAAACCGATCGGCGTGGCCTACGAAGATCAGAACATCATCGGGTCTGACTCGGTGATGTCTGGTGGCGAGTTGGGCTACACCGCAGAAGCAAGCGGCACCGTAACTCAAGCAACTAGCAAATCGACTGGCGTGACCTTAAACAAGTCTGCCGGTCAAATCACTATGAACGACGCCGCTTTGGCTAACGCCACAAACGTCTCGTTTACGTTGACTAACAGCACTATCACCGCTAAAGACATTGTGGTCTTGAGCGTTGCAGCTGGTGCGACTGCTGGTGCGTACAACTGCTGGATTTCTGGCAAATCTACCGGAAGCTGCACAATCACATTGCGCAACCTTTCCGGCGGTTCATTGTCTGAGGCGGTTGTCATTAACTTTGCAGTAATTCACGTACAGTAAAACCACGGGGCTTCGGCCCCGTCTACCCTATGCCTATTATTTATCTACAGCACCCCGTTCACGGCTTCAAAATCGCCAACATGGAAATGGAGGCTGAATTTGATGAACAAAACGGCTGGGAACGCTATAATCCCGACACGCCTTCGGCTCCCGAAGTAGCGGCGCCAGCTAACGCGCTGGATGTCAAACGTCGTCGTAGCCGCCCGCCTGTAGAGGTAGCAGCGGCAGAATAAGGAGCTTGAATGGCAACCGCCTTTGACCAGATTAAGGCAGCGCTTCGGCTGATTGGCCAACTGGCTGAAGGTGAAGAGCCATCACCGCAGGCTGCTCAAGATGCGCTAAACGCCATGAATCAGATGATTGATTCGTGGAATACCGAGCGTCTGGCTGTGTTTTGTACTGAAGATCAGGTGTTCAACTGGCCGCCTGATGAAATTACTCGCACCCTTGGCCCGACCGGCAACTTTGTCGGCAACCGTCCTATTCTGATTGACGACGCGACGTACTTCCGTGATCCGCAGACCAACGTGTCTTACGGCATCAAGCTAATCAACCAGCAGCAGTACGACGGCATTGCGGTTAAGACGGTTACCAGCACTTACCCGCAGGTCATGTTTGTGAACAACACGTTCCCAGACATCACCATGACCATCTACCCCAAGCCAACGCGCTTGCTGGAGTGGCACTTTGTGTCGGTAGAGCAGTTGACCAAACCGGCAACGCTTAACACCGTGTTGTCGTTCCCGCCTGGCTACCTGCGTGCGTTTAAGTACAACCTAGCAATGGAAATCGCCAACGAGTTTGGCGTTGAGCCCATGCCGCAGGTTACCCGGATTGCGATGACGTCTAAGCGCAACCTGAAGCGCATCAACAACCCAGACGACATCATGTCGATGCCGTACTCGTTGGTCGCTACTCGCCAGCGGTTTAACATTTACGCTGGTAACTACTAAGCCGTGAAGACGCCTATCCTCGGTCAAGCCTACGTGGCTCGCAGCCTTAACGCTGCAGCCGCGCGCATGGTCAACTTGTACCCAGAGATCACACCATCACCGGAAGGCAACGAGCCTGCGTACCTGAATCGGGCGCCTGGCTTGCGTAGACTTGCTACCGTTGGCACCGGTCCTATCCGTGGGCTGTGGGCGTATGGTGGGTACGGCTACGTGGTGTCTGGGTCGCGGTTGTACCGCGTTGACACCAACTGGACGGTCACTCAGATCGGCGGCGTATCGGGCACCGGTCCTGTATCGATGGTCGACAATGGCACGCAGCTCTTCATTGCGGCCAATCCAGACGGCTACATTTACGACGCCTCGACACAGGCGTACGCCGAGATCACCGACGTAGACTTTCCAGGCGCGGTGACGGTTGGCTATCTCGATGGCTACTTTGTCTTCCAAGAGCCTAACTCGCAAAAGTTTTGGACGTCTGAACTGTTGGATGGTACGCAGCTCGACCCGTTGAGTTTTGCCAGCGCCGAGGGTATGCCCGACAACTTAGTGTCGCTGTTTGTCGATCACCGCGAGGTGTGGCTGTTCGGCACCCAGTCGGTCGAGGTCTGGTACAACGCAGGCGACACGCCGTTTCCGTTGGCTCGTATCCAAGGTGCGGTCAATGAACTAGGCTGCGCGGCAACCTTTTCGGTTGCCAAGATGGACAACTCGCTGTTTTGGCTAGGGTCTGACGCCCGTGGCCAAGGCGTGGTGTTCCGCGCCCAAGGCTACACTGGTCAGCGCATCTCGACCCATGCGGTCGAGTACGCCATCCAGAGCTACGGCACAATTTCAGACGCAATCGCGTTTACTTATCAGCAAGACGGCCATGCTTTTTACGTGCTGAGCTTTCCGACCGCCCAGAAAACATGGGTGTTTGACGTAGCTACCGGCGCATGGCATGAGCGAGCAGGGTTTGCTAACGGTGACTTTATCCGCCACCGTGCTAACTGCCAGATGTTCTACAACAATCAAGTAGTGGTAGGCGACTTCCAGAACGGCAAGATTTACGCGTACGACTTGGACGTGTTTGCTGACGACAACCTGCCACAGAAATGGCTGCGGTCTTGGCGGGCGCTGCCAACCGGCCAGAACAACTTAAAGCGTACCGCCCAGCACGCGCTGCAGCTTGAGTGCGAGACAGGCGTTGGCCTTGCTACCGGCCAAGGTAATGACCCGCAAATCATCATGCGTTGGTCAGACGATGGCGGCCATACCTGGTCGAACGAACATTGGACGGGCATGGGTAAGATCGGCAACTACGGCTACCGTGCCTTTTGGCGGCGGCTTGGCATGACCGCCAAGCTGCGTGACCGCGTGTACGAGGTGTCCGGCACCGACCCCGTCAAGATCGCTATTATGGGTGCCGAACTCGCTTTGTCCGGCACCAATGCCTAACCCAGATAACGAGCCGCAACTACCCAAGAACCAGTCGTCCATTACTGACGATCGGACGGGGCTTGTTTCGCGTGACTGGTACCGGTTCTTCCTCAACCTTCTCAATAAAGTCAATACAAGTGTTGGTGGCACTGTCACGTCTGTTGACGTGTCGGGCGGCACTACGGGGCTGACGACTTCGGGCGGGCCGGTGACCACCTCCGGTACCATTACTCTAGCTGGCACCTTAGATGTTGATAACGGCGGCACAGGCGCCACTACGGCTGCAAGTGCGCGTACTAATTTAGACGTGCCCAGCACAACGGGGGCGGGCGCGACCGGCACTTGGAATATCGATATCTTAGGCAACTCAGGCACCGTGACTAACGGCGTCTACACCACCGGCAGTTACGCCGATCCAACCTGGATTACATCACTTGCAGGTAGCAAAATTACCGGCACGGTAGCAATTGCTAACGGCGGTACTGGGGCTACAACCGCAAACGCGGCGATGGCTAATTTGATGGGGTTTACCTCGACGGTTACTGCGGCGGGTATAACCACATTAACAAACACTAGCAATTACTACCAGTTGTTTACTGGTTCGACAACACAAACAGTCGTTCTTCCCGTTACTTCCACGCTTCAAACTGGGTGGACGTTTCATATTTGCAATAACTCAACTGGCACAGTAACCGTAAACAGTTCTGGTGGAAATTTAGTTATATCGGTGATCCCCGGCGTAACTGTTATGTGTACTTGTATTGGTACAACATTAACAACCGCCGCTGATTGGGAAGCGGGGTACACCGATTTTAGTACAAGAACTGGCACTAACGCCGTAGTTTTGCAAACTCAACCTGCAATTACAAGCCCAACTATAAATGGACAGCTAGATTTTGTTGGCACAACTATTAACAGTTCAAATTTTCATACAACGCAAACATCCGGCGTAATGACTATTGGCGGTACGTCCGGAACCGGAAGCATAACGCTTGGCCGTTCTACGGTAAGCCAACAAACTGATATTCAAGCAGGCGCGACTGCGTCAGGCTCTACCAAAACTATTAACTTTGGTACGTCCGGGCTATCTGGCTCAACAACAACAATTACCATAGGTTCCGCCGTTGCAGGCGCAACTAGCACCACCACGCTTAACGGGGTAGTGACATTAGCTAATGCTTTAGCCGTATCTAGCGGCGGTACAGGCGCTACTACGGCTGCGGCGGCAAGAACTAACTTAGGCGCGACTACTGTTGGCAGTAACTTCTTTACGCTAACAAACCCGTCAGCAATAACTTTTCCTCGGATTAACGCTGACAATACGGTTTCCGCGCTAGATGCGGCTACGTTCCGTACTGCGATCGGCGCAGGTACGGGCAGCGGAACTGTTACTAGCGTAACTGGCACTTCGCCGGTTGCTTCTAGCGGCGGCACCACACCGGCTATTAGTTTGTCGTCGGGCTACGGCGACACGCAGAACCCGTACGCATCTAAGACGGCTAACTTTTTCTTGGCCGCACCTAACGGTTCTGCAGGCGTGCCGACCTTCCGCGCTGTTGTTGCGGCGGACATCCCAACGCTTAATCAGAACACGACAGGGTCTGCCGCCACGCTGACCACAGGTAGAACTATCTCTATTACGGGCGATTTGGCGTACACCAGCCCTAGTTTTAATGGTTCTGCCAACGTAACCGCCGCTGGCACATTGGCTACTGTTAACGCTAACGTAGGCAGTTTTACCAATGCTTCGATTACAGTTAACGGTAAAGGCTTAATTACCGCTGCTTCTAGCGGCACCGCGCCGGTTACGTCGGTTACCGGCACCTCCCCCGTAGTGTCTAGCGGCGGCACGACGCCAGCCATTAGTTTGGCTTCTGGTTATGGCGACACGCAGAACCCGTACGCATCTAAGACGGCTAACTTTTTCTTAGCCGCCCCCAACGGTACGGCCGGTGTGCCGACTTTCCGTGCTATTGTTGCCGCAGACATTCCAACGCTGAACCAGAACACCACCGGCACCGCTGCTAACGTCACCGGCGTTGTGGCAATTGCTAACGGCGGCACGGGGCAAACAACCGCCAGCGCGGCCTTTAACGCCTTGTCGCCGGTCACTAGTACGGGCGACTTGATTATTGGCAACGGTGCGAATAGCTCTACCCGCCTGCCGATTGGCGCCAACAATTACGTGCTGACTTCGAACGGCACAACGGCAACCTGGGCAGCGCCGACCGGCGGCTCGGGCGCAACGATTACGAACGACACAACGACGTCAACGAACGTCTATCCGACCTTCGCTGCAGCTACGTCTGGCTCGCTGTCGACCATCTATACTAGCAACGCCAAATATCTGTACAAACCCAGCACAGGTGAATTAACATCGGAGCATTTCATAGCAGGCAACGGCATCTATGTTAACAACTTAACTATAGATGTCAGTTATACAATTGCTTCAGGTACGTCAGGTATGTCGGCAGGCCCGGTAACGGTAGCCAGCGGCACAACGGTGACGGTGGCAAGCGGCTCACGGTGGGTGGTGCTATGAACGCGGTTGAGATATTTAACCCCGACGGCACACAGCTTGCTACCCCGGAGTTGATGCGGCAAAAGGTTGTTGCGCTACAAGATGAGCTGTTGCAAGCGCCGCAAGCCGATATTGTAACAATGCACACGTTTTTGCCGGGTGTGTATGAGCGAAAAATTACTGTGCCGCCTTGGACTGTATTGACGGGCGCGGCGCACAAAACAGGTTACCGCGTGCGGTTGGAAAAAGGCACGATAGCGGTAAACCGTGAGACAGAAGTCGTTGTGCTGACAGCACCATTTGAATTTGACGCAAAAGCAGGCGAGCAACGTGCTGGGCGGGTGTTTGACGAAGAAGTTGTTTGGGTAGATATTTACGACAACCCAGACGATTGCCAAGACTTGGACGTACTTGAAGACCGTTTGTATGTAGTGCCTGAGTGTGGGCTAGGCGACGCCCGTAAACGACTGGCGCTTAAAAATGAAATTGAAAGTGTGAAGGAATTGCCATGGCCGGATGGACAGCAGCCGCAATCGTAGGCGGGGCGGTAATTGGTGCGAACGCAAGCAGCAAAGCTGCTCGCGCACAAGAGCGCGCCGCCGCAGAATCTACTGCCGCACAAGAACGCATGTTCAACCGTCAGGTTGAGCTGCAAGAGCCTTTTCGTCAGGCAGGCGTCAACGCTCTGCCGGAGCTGATTGCTGCATCTCGCTACGATCCATTCACCATGGATAAGTTCCAACAAGACCCCGGCTATGCGTTTCGAATGAAAGAAGGTCTTCGTGCGCTAGAGAACACAGCCGCAGCGCGAGGCGGTTTGATGTCAGGCAATCAAATGCGAGGAATCACGCGTTTTGGCCAAGAGCTAGGGTCGCAAGAGTATGGAAACGCGTTTAACCGCTATCAAGCAGAACGCGCCGCGCGGCTTAATCCACTGCAAAGTCTAGCGGGCATGGGGCAAACCACAGCAGCTAATGTAGCCGGTCAAGCTGGCCAGTTGGGGCAGGCGATGGGAGCCAATATTATTGGTGCCGGTAACGCTCGAGCATCTGGGTATATGGGCACCGCAAATGCGTTTAGTAACGCCTTGAGCCAAGGGTTAAATTATTATCAAAATCAAGATTTGATGAATTTGTATAGGCAAAACGCTACCAATCAGATGGCAGCCCGCGATCTATACACGCCGGTAAGTGGCCCGTCTACTTATTGGACACGTCCCGTAAAATAAGAGGCGAATATGGCACAGATTGATACGTCAATTGCAATGGGTTTTCGGCCGGTTCAAATTGAATCGCCGATAAACCAAATGGCTGCTATGGCGCAACTTGAGGGGATGCAGCAACAGCGGCAACAAAATGCGTTGAAGATGCAAGAATATCAACGCGGTATGCAGCAGCGCAATGCGTTGGCTGCTATTCACGCCGATCCAAACGTAAAAGTAGGCACCCCAGAATATTTAACCCGTGTTCAGCAAGAAGCGCCTGACCTCTACCCAGACGTAGCGGCACGCGCTTTGCAACAAGCAGAATTAAACGAAAAAATAGAAGAGCGCGCGTACAAAAACTTTGATCGCAGGCTTGGGTTGTTCAAATCGATTGTACCTAACATTAATTCTGAAGGCGGCGTTTATCAGTACATTCAAGCCGCATATAGCGACCCTGACCTAAAACCTATTCTTGAAAAAATACAGCCGCTTGAGGCCGCGTTAGAAAGTAACGTCGCCGCGTTTTACAAAGACCCTGACGAATGGCGGATGCGTGCTAGTGGCGTATCCGCAGAAAAACTAGCTGAGATTGCTCGTGAAAAGTCTAAACCCGTAGTTGTATCGCCTGGCGGCCGTTTGGTGTCGCCTAAGGGTGAAGAGCTGTTTGCCGCACCTTCTAAAGAAACTGAAAGTGATTTGGCGCGTTTGCAACGTGAGCGCGCAGAAATTGTAGCCGTTAACGCTAATGATCCCCGCGTTAAAGATTACGATGCGCGCATATCCAAATTGATTACGCCGGCAGAGCATCTGTCGGATTTAGCGCGTAAGCAAGGTGAGCTTGAGGAGCTTGAAGCGCAATTGGCTAAAGACCCCACTAATAAAAAGTTGCAGCAGCGCATCAAAGAGTATAAGAACGACATTCGCAAAGACACCGAATGGAAACCGTCTGTCGTAGTTCAAGCGCCTACACTATCTAAAGACGCGTTGGATTTAGCTGCCGATCAGTTTTTGGTGACGGGCACTATTCCGCCAGTTAACCGCGGCGATCGTTCGGCGATTATTAATCGCGCGGCGGCGATGGCTAGAGAAAAAGGCATGGATCCGAGTGTGGTTGACCGGATGGCCAACAAGTCTAACCAAGCCGCGCTAACGCAACTGACTAAACAAGAAACGGCGGTCGGCGCGTTTGAAAAGACCTTTGTGAAGAACGTGGGTATCGTTGAGCGGATAAGCCAGAAAAAAGACACCACAGGCGTTCCTCTACTGCAAAAATGGATTAACGTCGGTAAAAAAGCAGTGTCGGGTGATCCTGAGTTGGCTTCGCTCGCAGTTGCTATTAAAGCGGTACAAAACGAATATGGCAAGATTGTGTCCGGCAGTATGGGAAATACTGCTGTAGCGGTGTCTGAAATTAAGCGCATGGAAGACTTGCTTAACGCAGCGCAAACGCCGCAAGACGTTATGGCGGTGCTTAACACCATGCGGGAAGAAACGCAAAACCGAATGGCGGGCTTTAAAGAACAAAAAGCAGAGTTGACTGGCGCAATACGAGGTACAACTAAACCGCCCGCAAACGCAGTAGCGCCATATACCGATGCAGAAAAAGAGCGTCGGTATCAGGAATGGAAAGCTAACCAAGGAAAGGCTAAATAGCCATGGCCATGACCGAACAAGAAGAGTTTGAGTTTCGGCGCCGGTTAGAGTTAGAGCAGGCGCAGTCGTTGCCGGAGGTTACGGTTACGCCAACGTCTATGACGGTTAGCGAAATCCCTGCTCCTCGCAAATACGAATTAAGCGATGTGCCAGGCGCAGCTTTGCGCAACCTGCCAAAAAGTGCCGTTGAATTTGGATCCAACTTAGTCACCGCCGTCACCAGTCCCGTCCAAACTGTAACCGCAATGGGCGATATCTTAGGCGGCGTAATGGAGCCGGTTACGCCTAGCTTTCTGTACGGCGGCGATTCGTTGGCACGAGCAAAACAAGCTCGCGGTGGGTTTGCGGATTTTATGGCGGATAGATATGGCGGCTACGAAAATCTTAAGCGAACCGTTGCTGAAGACCCTGTAGGCTTTTTGGGTGACCTATCCACTATTTTTAGTGGTGGTGCAGGGGCCGCAGGTAAAGCAGGCGCAACGACAACAGCAGGCGCATTAACTAAGGCGGCTACCTACACTAACCCACTAACGCCTATAGCAGGCGCGAGTAAGTACGCCTATGGCAAATTGGTGCCGGAAGCCGAAAAATCTGCTGCAACGATTGCACGTAAAGCCGCAGGCGAAGACCTTAGCAAGATACGCGCAATTTTAGATCAAGATAAAACCGGATTGACAGTTGCAGAGCTGTTGGCCGATCTTGACCGCAATCAAATCCATGCGTTAGGTGAGTTAGCCAGCACCAAGGACACTACCAATTTCTACTCCAAGTTAAACAAACTGCGCGAACAGACGCGCCAGTCCACGCTAGACAACTTAGCGGGTGGTGCGACCAACACGGAAATCCTGAACAACCTAGCCAAATCCAAAGATGCGCTGACGAACGTCACCACACCGATGCGTGAGGCTGAACTGGCCGCTGCTAACACCGGCAAATACAAGCAACGGCTAGAACGCCAAGCTACCACGTTGGGGGAGATAGCGGCTAGTAAGGTGGATGATGTGCGCCGGTTTACGGCCGCCCGTGATCGACTATCGACGGCTGGCGCGGAAAAAGGTGCAGCTAAAACCGGTATGCCGACGCCCAACAAGTACACGTTGGAAGGCGAGATGGCGGACGCGGCCGAACGCGTGGCCACCAAAGCGGCTGACGATTCACTTAAATTTGGCGAAGGCGCTCGGTTCGCGCAAGCCCGTGCAGATAGTTTAGCCGCTCACGGATTAAAACCGCTAGACACTGACGGCGTCGTCCGTGACATCAACGCTAAACTGAACGACCCTAAGATCGGCGTGTCGGACGTTAACCGCCAGGTATTGTCTGCGGTGTCCAACAAAATTAAAGAATGGACAGCTCGCAACGGCGGCGTTATTGACGCGCGCGCGCTGTACGAAATTCGTAAAGACACCATCACCGAAGTTGTCGAGAGTTTAGGTAAAGACCCAAAAGCCTCTGCTAAGTATGCGTCGCGTCTGTTGGGTGAAGTGCGTCCGCTAATTGATGACGCTATTGCCAAGGCGGGCGGCACAGGCTGGAAAGATTACCTTGATACCTTCTCGCACGGCATGGACGTCATCAACCAGCGCAAAATGGCGCAGACAGCCCGCGACTTGTACAAGAAAAGCCCCGATGAATTTATTGCGTTAGTGCGTGGGGAGCGCCCCGATCTGGTCGAAGAAATTTTTGGCAGCGGTCGTATTGACCTAAAACGCGAAATGGGCAGCAAGTTCCAAGCGCTAGACAATGTTGCGCATGAACTGGAACAAGCTAGAAAAATAAAAGCTGGGGCAGAAACTGGCGCTGCTCACTTAAAAGACATTGTAAAAGAAACTACCCCGACGCTTAGACTGCCTTTTTTTGGTTTGAAAGCCACTGTCGGTAACGCCGTACTAAAAGAATTGTCTGGTAAGCTCAATAATAAAACAATGGCTATTCTGGAGAAGGGGTTTGAGTCCGGCAAAAACTTTAACGAAATGTTAAATGAAGTGCCGTTTGGCGACAGAGGTCGGGTTTACAATGCGTTTCAACGGTACGCGCCCGAAATAACCCGTGGAAAACTTACCGCCGCAGCAACCGCGCGTAACGCGTTAACGCCAGAAAACCGAAACGAGTTGAGGAAATAAATGGCATCCCTAACCCCAACACCCAAGCAGCAGTTCTTTGACGCCAACGGCGATCCGCTGGTCGCTGGTAAGGTCTACACTTACGCAGGCGGCACGACGACACCGATTGCGACGTACACGGATCAGACGGGCGCAACTGCTAACGCTAACCCCATCATCCTTGATTCGCGGGGCATGGCCAACATCTGGCTGCAGCCGACTGTCGCGTACAAGTTCGTCATCAAGGACGAGAACGACGTCACGCAGTACACCACCGACAACATCTTGGTGCCTGTCGACAACCTGTCGTTCAGCTCACCACCACCGATCGGTGACGTGGCGCCTAACACCGGTGCGTTCACCACCTTGTCGGCTACGCTGGACGTCACCTTCTCCGGCACCGGCTATGTGCAGATGCCTGTCGGGGCGACGACGGATCGCCCTGCCGTACCAGCCGAAGGCATGTTCCGGTACAACAGCACGGAAGACATCTTTGAGGGCTACACCAACGGCGAGTGGGGCCAGGTAGGCGGCGCAGGCGCAACGGGTAACGGGCCTGATGAAGTGTTCTACGAGAACGACCAGACGGTGACGTTGAGCTATACAGTCCCGTCGACCAAGAATGCCATGTCCACCGGCCCGATCACGTTGGGTGCTGGCTTTGTCGGCACCGGCAGTATCGCAGGCACGACGCTGACCGTCGACACCGCAACGTCTGGCGCCTTGGGTGTGGGCTCGATCATTGCCGGATCGGGCATTACCGCAGGCACGACGATCACAGCGTTGGGCACAGGCACCGGTGGCATTGGTACATATACCGTAGACATCTCGCAGTCAGCGTCCTTAACCGCGATTACGGCTGCGGTGATTGTGACGGTGTCGTCTGGCGCTCGTTGGGTTGTGATTTAGCCCGTGAGAAAACGGCACGTACCTGCGGATGAGATAGCGTACATCCAACAATCGTGGGTTGTTGGTGACGACGGCGTTTTTTATTGGAAACGTAACGGCGGCGCAGGCGTTAAAGCAGGGGATAAAGTTGGAGTAATGACAGCAAAAAATGGGCATCAGTCATGCGTTTTGTATTACGATAAAAAATTTAGGGGCTATTCTTGCGGAAAAGCCGCTTGGATGATTTTTTACGGAGAAGACCCGAAGTCCGAAATAGATCATATTGATTGCAACCCGCAGAACCATGCAATTAGTAATTTGCGAAAAGCAACAAGAGCACAGCAATGCCAAAACCGGCGATTTGGAAAAACGGGGCGCAAGAATAAAGGTGTGTACAAAAGAAACTACGGCGACTATTGGACGGCGCAGATTTGGAAAGACGGGAAAGCATACACTTTAGGTACTTTTAAATCTGAAAGTGAAGCGGTGCAAGCTAGAGTTACCGCCGCAAAAGAAATGCACGGAGATTTTGCCAATCTCCAGTCATATACGTAAAGGATAAATCATGGCTTCTTTAGTTCTTGCGGGCGATACATCCGGTTCGATTACGGTATCGGCTCCTGCTGTAGCGGGCAGTACGACACAGACGCTGGTGAATGTCACAGGTACGTTAGCTCCGGTGGTGTCGGGTACTGCTGTTGCATCGACTAGTGGTACGTCGATTGACTTTACAGGCATACCGTCGTGGGTGAAGCGGATTACGGTAATGTTTAGCGGCGTAAGTACGAACGGGACGAGTGTGCCGCAAATTCAAATAGGAGCTGGCAGCTTTACCACTTCCGGGTATGTAGGTACGGCATCTTCTATTTTGAGTACGGTAGGGTCCGCAAACTACTCGTCTGGCGCGTTATTAGTTAATGCAGCAGCAGCAACTCAAATAAGTTATGGCGCAGTTCGTATCACAAATATTTCAGGAAATAATTGGGTTTTTGATGGTGTTTTGGGACGCAGTGATACTGGGGCAACTACAGTAACAGGTGGCGCTTTATCCCTCTCTGGCACCCTAGACCGCGTCCGCATCACCACCGTCAACGGCACAGACACCTTCGACGCTGGCAACATCAACATCTTGTACGAATAAGGAACGATCATGGCTGGAACTATCGTAGCAGATACCATTCAGGCAGACAGTACAAGTACGCTGGTGCTAAAGAACGGTGTAGCGAACACACCACCGACGATTCAAGATAGCGCAGGTACGCAAATTGGTACGTTCTGTCGCGCTTGGGTGAACTTTAACGGTACAGGCACTGTCGCTATTCGTGCGTCGTTTAATGTATCGAGCATTACGGATAATGGTACTGGGGATTACACGATTAACTTTACTAATGCGTTGCCAGATGCCAATTATGCTGCAACTGCATTAGTTGGTGGGACTAGCGCTGCCTATGGGATTAGAGACTATAGCGATGGAACTGCCAGAACATCTTCCGCTTTTAGAATAGCAACAGCAAATTCAAGCACTCTTGCGCCGTTAGATGCAGCTCAAGTTAATTTGTCTGTATTCCGCTAAAGGACAACCATGAAACTAATCATCTACCCTAACGACACCGGCGGCATTTGCATCTTAACTCCCGCCCCTGAGTGCGGCCTGAGTCTGCAAGAGATCGCTGCTAAAGACGTGCCAAGTGGCAAGCCTTACAAGATCATCGATGCTGCTGACATCCCTGCTGACCGTACATTCCGTAACGCTTGGACTGCTGACTTTACTGAGGTGACTGAATGATCTCGATAGATTTCGACAAGGCCAAGGCGATTACTAAAGATCGGCTTCGTGCTGAACGCACACCACTCCTAGCGGCTCAAGATGTCGCATTTCAACGTGCGCTAGAGTCTGGTAGCGATACGTCAGCGATTGTGGCTGAGAAACAGCGTCTGCGTGACATTACGGCTAAAGTAGATACTTGCACGACTTTGGATGAACTGAGGGGGCTATCATGCGTTGTGCCAGAGCCTGCGCCAGAGCCTGTTGTGGAACCTGCACCAGAGCCTACACCTGAAGGAGAAGCATAATGTCCGTCATCATTAACGGTAGTGCAGGCGTTACGACGAACAGCGGTGCTGTGTATGACAGCCTGCAAAGAGGCACGGCGGTAACTGCTTCAGGTACGTCGGTAGACTTTACAGGCATACCATCGTGGGTTCGTCGTATTACGGTGATGTTCCAAGGCGTATCGACTAACGGCACAAGCAACTTGCTTATCCAAATTGGATCCGGGTCAGTTACAACTACAGGGTATGTTTCTGTCGCTTCTAGGGCTATAGGGGGGACAAACGAAACAACTAGCACCGCAGGATTTAACATGAACGGAAATGCTGCTACTAATGTCATTTCTGGGGCTATGACTTTACTACTGTTTTCTGGCAATACTTGGGTGTCTTCGCATACGGCAGGAAGTTCGGCCAACTCAACTACTTTTTTCGGTGGCGGTCAAGTCACCCTTTCCGGCGTCCTCGACCGCCTTCGGGTCACTACAGTCAACGGCACAGATACCTTTGACGCCGGATCAATCAACATCCTTTATGAGTAAGCGATGGATTCACAAGTGCTATTCAACATCGCTGTAGCGATTGCGGGTTTCTTCGGCGGGTGGATACTGAACAACATCCATAAGTCAATTGACCGGCTGGACGTGGACGTGCGCGCCATGCCGCACACGTACGTCAGCCGTGAGGACTACCGCGACGACATGCGCGAAGTGAAGGACATGCTGGGCAAGATTTTTGATCGGCTAGAGGCCAAGCAAGACAAGTGAGGTGGATCCGCTAACCTTACTCGCGGCGGCTAACGCTGCGGTTGCAGCAGTCAAAAAAGGCTGCGAGCTGTACAAGGAAATAAAAGGTGCGGCTGGCGAAGTTAAAGACGTGCTGGACGACCTGAAGGCGCAGTATGAGAAGGTAACCGGTGGCAATCCTACCCCGGCGCAGAAGCAGCAGTACCACGAAGAAGTACAGCGAGTGCAACAGATCGCCAAGTCTGACCCGAACGACGTTTATACGGAAATCGGCGAGCAGCTCGGCAAACTGATGGACAGCTATGACGCGCTGAGTAAAGCATTACTAGCGGAGCAGGTAGCAGGCAAGAAGGTGTATAAAGGAGACGAGAGCATCGGTCGTCGGGCGCTGCGGCGTATCATCATCACGACACGCTTAGACGCCATGCTGACCGAGATACGCGAAACCATGGTGTACCGATCACCTCAAGAGCTTGGGGCACTTTGGAGCAAGTTCGAAGAGATGTGGCAGACGATCGTTGCCGAGCAGGAGGCGGCGCACGCAGAAGAGCTTAAACTGATTCAGATGGCGAGATGGCGACGCAGAAGAAAAATAGCGGAACTAAGAGCCAAAGCAACTTGGATTTCAGCAGTCGTTTTCGTAGTTCTGTGGGCGGGAATGGTAATGTGGCTGACGACAAAAAGCGCGACAACGAGGACATCCCTTGGGGCTTACTAATCACCGTGATGGCGGTGCTACTGACCTTCTTTATTGTCATGCCGGTCTTAGCGTTCATGTACTACGACATGTACTACGCCACCCAGGCGGCGGTGACCGAGGTCAGAAAGATGAAACAACTGCGGCGTGAAATACAGGAAGAACGACTTTACGGAAGGTAGACCATGCTAACACTCATCTCAACCATCGGCGGCTACATCGTCGCGCTGTTCCCCCGCCTGTTCGACATCCTGCAAGACCGTGCGGACAAGAAGCATGAGCTGGACATCCTGCACATGCAGATGCGCCAACAGCTCGCGTTGACGGAAAAGGGCTACTCGCCAGCGGACAAGACCGAAGAGGTGCGCGAGAACGACGAGCAGGATCACCAGCAGTACATGGCGCAGATCGGCGCCATCTACAACAACCAAGAGAAGCTCTTGGAGTCGTCCTCGCAGTGGGTCAAAGACATGACCGCGGCCACGCGTCCGTTTGTTACCTTCATCTTCGTATTCGAGCTGGTGTTGATCAACCTGCTGACCATGTTGTGGATCTTCCTGCATGGCGACAAGGTCACCTCGATCGGTGAGCTGATTCAGATCATGGAGATCGTCTTTGATGCCGACGAGATGGCGCTACTGGGCACCATCATCGCGATGTGGTTCGGCAGCCGTGGCAACAGCAAGG